CCTGTGAACGACACTCAGGGATCACCGGACACCCAGCCAGGACAGGACACCGTCAGCGCGTCCGTGACCCAGGTCCGGCTGCGGCCAGGCGCCGGGGACCAGGCGGCTGCGCTGACGGCCGCCGTGGACGGCATCGTGTGGGCGGCCATGGCCGCAGCCGGACAGAAGATCATGCGGACGCCCGCGTGTCCCCGCCCGGACCGTGGTGCGGCTCGTGAGCTGGCCGCGTCCGCGTCGGTCCACACGAAGCACCCGGTGTCGAGCCGTGAGGACGTCACGGCCTGGCGTCTGCTGGACGGCGCCTGGGCGCGCGTGCCCGAGATCAGCCGCCGGTACGGCGTGGACTCGTCCGTCCTGACCGCTGCCCTGGACGAGTACGCCACGGCGCTGCTCATCACCGGGCAGTCCCACACGTACGACAACGTGGTCCGGATGCTGGCACAGACTGGCCTGGTCCCGTCCACCCTGATCGGGATGGTGGCGAAGTGACGGACGACGAGCTGGAAGCACTGCTGGAAGAGCTGGAAGCGGACCTGCTGAAGGACGTGCAGGGCGCCCTGGACGACACGGCCCAGGACTTCCTGTACGCCGTGGACCGGGCCACCGAACTGGTCGCGGCGCGCTTCAGCGTCTCGGGCATCCGGGGTATGTGGCGCCGCCGTGTAGGCACGATCATGAACCGTCTGCGCTCGATCTCGGGCCGCGCCGCGACGGTGGCGGCCGAAGACGTCGGGGACCGGCTGCCGCGCGGCTGGGACCAGAACCTGGCGCAGTACACCACGGCCACGCGTGCGCTGCTGAACGCGGTGGGCGACCGGCTGGCGGCCGAAGCGTCGCAGTCCCTGGCCGAAGGGCTGAACGCTGGCGAAGACCTGGCGGACCTGAAGAAGCGGCTGTCCGCCGTCTTCGCGGCCGACGGGACGCAGCTCGGGCCCGGACGCGCCGAGCGCATTGCGATGACCGAAGCCACGCGCGCCTTCAACGCGGGGACGCTGGCCGCTGCTCAGGCACTGACCGGCCCGGACCGGCCGCTGGTGAAGCAGTGGGTGACGCGGCGGGACGCGCGCGTACGGGAAACGCACGCGGACACGAACGGTCAGCTTCAGCTGCTAGACGATCCGTTCGACGTGGCAGGCACGCCGATGCAGTACCCGGGCGACCCGACGGCCCCGGCTGCGCTCACCGTAAACTGCCGGTGCGTGATGCGTACGGCTGTCGCTGAAGGGAACCGGGAAGTGGACCAGGACGACATGTCGGCCGCCGACGGCCAGGACTTCCAGTCGAAGATGCCCGCTCAGCTGAAGCGGTACTGGCTGACCGGCGAAGGCGCCGCGAAGATCGGCTGGGGAACCCCTGGTTCCTTCGACCGGTGCGTTAGCATCCTGCGTGACGACTTCCCGCAGGACCCCGAAGGGCTGTGCGCGAACCTGTACCACGAAGCAACCGGGAAGTGGCCCGGTCAGAACAAGTCGGGCGCCGACGTCCACACGGGCGCCATGCTGGCGCTGATGCCCACCGTGGAAGACGCGCAGCGGCTGGCACTGGACGGCGGGGAAGCCGTGGACCAGCTGCACCTGACGCTGTTCTACCTGGGCGACGCGGTGGACTGGTCCGAGCAGCAGCGCGGGGACCTGATCAGCCGCGTGGCCGCTGCTGCCCGGTACCTGAAGCCGGTGGCCGGTCGCGTCTTCGGCGGCGCGCAGTGGAACCCCACCAGCGACGAACCGGCCTGGGTCTGGAACGTGGGCGACGACCTGGACCAGGACTCGTCCCGGCTTCAGGACGCGAAGTACGAGATCACGTACGCGCTCGAAGACGGGCACAACGACCCGCAGCTTCCCCAGCAGCACAGCCCATGGGCGCCGCACATCTGCGCGGTGTACAGCAGCGACGACTGGGGGTCGGTCCTGGCGGACCGCGTCGGGCCGGTCACTTTCGACCGCGTCCGCGTCGCCTTCGCCGGTCAGTACACGGACATCCCGCTGACCGGCGCCGCGCTCGGGACGCTGGCGGATGTGGACTACATCGAGCCTGCGGACGAAGTCGAGTACGAGCAGCCGCCGCAGCTGCTCACCTGGTCCACCCCGGGCGCCACGGCGCTGGCCTTCGAGAACCAGCAGACTGGTGACGGCCGCGTGTTCGCACCGGGCGCCCTGTACTGGGCTGGCGGTCCGTGGCCGCTTCAGTACGCGGACGAGATGAACGGCGGCCACGACGGCGCGCGGCTGGCGGGCGCCATCTTCGACATGAGCCGCGACGGGGACCGGGTCGCTGGCGCCGGTGTGCTGTACCTGACCCAGCAGGCCGGGGTGGAATCGGCCATGCTGCTGTCCCAGGGGGCGCCGCTGGGCGTCAGCGTCGATCTGGATGACGTGGACGTGGAAATGGTCGATGCGTCCGGGAACGGCCCGCAGGCGCCCGCTGACGGCGTTTACCGGGCGCACCTGGTGACCGCGTCCCTGCTGCCGTTGCCGGACGGCGGCTGGCGGCTGACCGGCGAGACGGACGAGCACTGGACTGCCAGCGCGTCCGCCACGGTGGGCGAGACTGCCCGCGTGGACATCGTGGTGAGTGCGGACGGCACGGTCCCGGCGGATGCCTTCGAGATCACGGCGGCGGCCGGTGACAGCGACGCGCTGGACGGCGTCGTAGTGGACCGGCAGGAATCGGGTCAGTACCTGATGCGCATCACGCGCGCTCGGGTCCGTGGCGCCACGCTGGTGTCCATCCCCGCGTACGCTGACGCGCGGATCGTGCTCGATGACATGTCGCTGTTCGCCGCTGCGCCCGACACCGTCACGGCGGGTGCCGCCAACGGCGATTACGACCGGGTCGTCCGGCACGTCCGGAAGAGCCTGGTCCCGGTGTCCGCATCCGACGCGGCCACCTTCCTGAAGCTGCCGATCGTGGCCGTACGCCGCTACCTGGCGCGTGCGTCCCGGAAGGGTGAGATCGTGCGCATTGCACGCGGAACGTACGTGAAGCCAGCACCGGCCGCAGCCGCAACGACCGTCGCAGCGGCTGCGACGGGCGACGAGCTGGACGGCATCGAGTCGCTGACGGCTGCTGCAACGGGCAGCGTTGACCTGCCCGTTGCGGACCGTGGCGCCGACTGGGACGGTGACGCGGCAGCGTCGCGCGTCTTCGACTGGGCCGACGGGGACACCGGCAAGATCAGCCGCGCGTTCGCGTACCGCGACGACGACGCGGACCCCGCCACGAAGGCCGCGTACAAGCTGGGGTACGCGGACGTGGTGGACGGCACGCTGACGATCGTCCCGCGCGGGGTGTTCGCGGCACAGGCGACCGTGGAAGGCGCGCGCGGCGGGGTCGACATCCCCGCCGACGAGCTGGGCGCCGTGCGGGACAAGCTGGCCGCCGTCCGCGCGCACGTGGACGAAGTGACCGGCGGGGACGAGAGGGACGACATGGAAGCCAGCGCGTGGTCCGCTATGCGGAACCTGCCCCCGATGCCTGCCGCGTGGTTCGCCGCGCCGACCGCCGAAGAGCTGCCGCCCGGCGGTCCGGGCGTCAACTACCGGGACGGCCGGATCTTCGGCTGGGTGGCACAGGCCGGTGAACCGCACGCGGGGTACGCACAGCGGGTCACGATCGACGCCCTGGGCCGGATCGACACGACACACTTCCTGCGCCAGCGGTTCACCCTGGACGACGGCTCGACCGTGAAGGCGGGCGCGTTCACCATGAACGTGGGCCACCACCGGGACGGCGCCGAATGCGAGACGAGCGCGTGTCAGTTCGATGACACACGGACCGTGGCGGGCATCGTCACGGTGGGCATGTCGGACCGGGGGATGTGGTTCAGCGGCGCGGCTGCGCCCTGGATGTCCGACTGGGACCGGTCGGTCTTCATGGCCACCCAGCCGAGTTACCACATGAAGAAGGGTCCGTCCGGGAACTGGCAGCTGCGCGCCGTCCTGGCCGTCCCGGTCCCGGGCCACTCGTCCCCGCTGCTGGCGTCCGCCGTGGTCGACCGCGCGAACATGGCGCTGACGGCCGCCGCGACGATGGCCGAAGTGGAAGAGGCCGTGGCCGCAGCCGAAGCGGCACAGGCTGCGGACGAGCTGATCCAGCACGACCAGGACAGCGGCCACTACCCCGAGCAGGCACCGGTGGTGCAGCTCGGTGGCTTCGATTACGACCGGCTGGCGGACGCCCTGGTGGCCGCGATGGGACGTGCCGAGCAGCAGAAGCTGGACGAGCAGGCGGAACTGGAAGCCCTGCTGGCCGAAGGCCGTAAGCTGGACGGCGACACCGGAACCGAAGGGGACTGATCCATATGGCTTGTGGCTGCTCGAAGGGACGCGCGGGCGCGGCTGGCGCGTCCGCGTCCGGCGGTGGCACGTTCCGCGTACTCGTGAGCGGGCGCCAGGTGTACGAGTCGTCCAGCAAGGAAGCCGCCGACGCGGTGGCTTCCCGCTTCCAGAACGCGCAGATCCTGCCGCCCGGAACGCCCAACCCCACCTGATCTTCCAGCTTGACATCCGCACCCTGACCGGCCGCCGCTTCGCGCTATGATGGCAACATCGCGACGCTGGCGGTAGGCCGGTCCCTTCACAGAATGGATCGAGTCGCCCCATGGCTGACATCTACGAACTTCCGGACGACGTCTCACAGCTCACGGACGCGGCGCTGGAAGAGAACCTGGCCGCAGCCGTCCGGTCCTTCCGGACGGTGTCCAGCACCAACGTGGTCACCCCGCAGACCCTGCCGAACCTGCGGTCCCTGAAGGCGTCCATCCAGGCCCTGAAGGACGAGCAGGAAGCGCGGCTGACGGCCGCCGCTGAGGCAGCCGCCGAGATCGACGCGCTGACCGCCGACGTCTTCGGGGACGAGACGGACGACGCGACCGCCGACGCGACCGGCGACGAGACGGACGCGGCCGACGGTGCGGACGACGAGACGGACGACGTCACCGCCGACGCGACCACCGAGACGGCGAAGCCCGAGCAGGTGGCCACCGTGACCGCTGCGGCCACGCGGCGCACGAGCCTGAACCTGTCGGCCGTCCGGGCGAAGCAGGCCGGTGGCGGCGGTTCCCTGTCGCGCTTCATCCAGCCGGAAGGCCGGTCCACCATCGAGCTGACGGCGGCCGTGGACGTGCCCGGCTTCCGTCCCGGCCAGACCTTCGACCTGCCCGACGTCACGTCGGCGGTCATCCGGCGCGCGCAGTCGCTGACCACCGCTGGCGGCGGTGTCGGCATGGTGGCGTCGTACCAGCTGCCGTTCCCGGACGAGCTGATCGTGAACGACGCGACGAGCGCGCCGGAAGGATCGCTGGCCACCATCAAGGCGGCCGACCAGTCGCGGCTGGAAGGCGGGTCGCTGACCGCGTCCGGCGGCTGGTGTGCGCCGTCCGAGACGGTGTACGGCTTCACCGAGCGGTCGTGCCCGGACATGCTCTGGGACCTGCCGGAAGTCCAGCTGAACCGGGGTGGCCTGCGGTTCTTCAGGGAACCGATCCTGGACGTGAACGCCATGACCTGGGTCCACACCGAGCAGGACGACGTGGCGGGCAACACGAAGCCCTGTTTCGTGATCCCCTGCCCGACCCCGCTCGAAGTGCGCGCCGAAGCGCAGGGTGTCTGCCTTCAGTACGGCATCCTGACCAGCCGCTTCTTCCCCGAGCTGATCGACATGTACGTGCGGCAGTCCATGGTGGCGCACGAGATCCGCATGAAGACGCGTGCGTACGACCAGGCGCGTGCGGCGGCCACGGCCGTGACCACCACCGCGTCCTTCGCGGCCTTCAGCGCGGTGTACGGCGCCGTGGCGCTGCACGCGGCCGACATGATCGAGCGCTTCAACCTGTGTGAGGGGACCGCGCTCGAAGTCGTCTTCCCGTTCTGGACCCGCAACCTGTTCCTGGCGGACATCGCGCGCCAGCAGGGCCGGGACATCGCGGACCTGGACCCGGGGATCATCGCGGCTGCGTTCGCGCGGCTCGGTGTCTCGGTGCAGTGGGCGCGCGGCCTGGCGCCGGACGTCCCGACCAACATCGGCGGCGCCGTCCCGGCGGTCGCGTGGCCCGCTGACGTGGAATTCCTGATTCACGAAGCGGGCGCGTTCCAGCTCGGGCGTGGTCCGGAAGTCAACCTGGGCATCATCATCGACAGCACCACGATGGCGACCAACGACGCGAAGCAGTACAGCGAAGAGGCGGTGGCGCTGATCGACCGCGCCGGTACCGCCCGCCGCGTGACCGTCACCGTCTGCCCCAACGGCACGGTCGGCGCCCAGGCCGCTGCTGCCTGCCCCATCGCCTGATCCGTCCCAGGCGACACGAAGGGGCGCCAGCTTCCCGCTGGCGCCCCTTCGGCGTGTCCCGGCTAGTCGCGGCCGTACGAGCAGCGGACGAAGACAGCGCCGTCTTCCAGCACGTCCACCTGGACGTCATCCGTCTGCGTCCATCCCCGCATTTCGGCAGCCACCCCGTCGGCCACCCGCTTGTTCTTCGCGTCCAGCTCGAAGTCCACCAGGACCGTGACGCTGTCGCCGTGGCCGGTCACGAACATGCCAGCGTGCTTGTACTTCCTGGCGCTCGGGCTGACGTTCCAGCCAGCGGCGCGCAGTCGGCGGCTGACGGTCGCGCCGACACGGTTGGTGCTGCGGTTCCCGCGATTCCTGGGCAGTACACCGGCCATGGTTTCTCGTTCCTTCGCTGTGGTTGCTTACAAGGAAGACGATACAGCGCGGGGGCAGCTGATGCAACCCCCGCGTCGGAATCAGTCGAGCAGTGCGGCCGGAACGTCGAAGGAACCCGCCACCAGCAGCTTCCGCGCGATGCGCCGGACGTGCGGGTCGGTCGGCTCGACCGGCGTCCCCTGGTACGGGGACAGCAGGGCGAAGGCGTAGCCGTACGCTTCGAAGTCGTCCTGGGTGATGCGGCCCTGGCGGTACAGGTCGTCCACCTTGTCCATGCTCAGACGGGACATGCGCTTCACGTCGCAGTCCTCACACTTCAGCTCGAAGTGGAAGTCATCTGACCCGCTCATGATCGAGCAGCGGTCCGACTCGTCGCGGTGCTTCCGGCTGTCGGTGACCCCGGCCATGTGTGGTTCCTTCCGTCGACGGGAACGGGGCAGGTCCGAGTGACCGGCCCCGTGGTGGTGCTTCAGCCGTTCAGCAGCGCCGCGCCAGCGGTCGCGCGGTCCACCTGCTTCTGAATCGCGTTGATGACCCCGGCCAGTCCGCCGGTGCGGAAGGCGCGGGCCACGTCCTGCTGCGCGTAGAAAGCCGCGTCGGGGTGGTTGTAGGCCATGACGTCGGCCAGCTGGCCGATCTGCTGGCTGATGATCTGCGCGTACTCAGCGTCCGAGTTGTGCGGGACGTGACCGGCCGCGATGCGGTCGATTCGACGCTGTACCAGCTCGATCTTCCGGGCCAGGTGGGGCGCGGCGTACGCGCAACCCAGGATCTGGTTCGCCAGGATGCCGCCACCGTTGGCGGCGCGGGTGATCTGGTCCAGCTTCGTGGCGGTCGCGGTGGCGGTCATGTCGTCCTGCTTTCTTCGCTGCGGTTGCTTACAAGGAAGACAGTACATGACGTCTGGTTGCAGCGCAACCCCCGCGCCCGAACAGCTACGATGGGACCCGGATATCCACGATCGGAAGGCGGCAACGAATGCCAGCGGGATTCAGGGCGGCCGTGCCGCCGATCAGCGGGGAACCTTCGCCGTACGGCCTGCTGGGTGGCTGTACCGAAGTGGTCCAGATGGGTGACCTGCACGAAGGGAACGGGACCGACACGCTGTCGCTCAGCTGCGCGGACTCGAACCTGTGGTATCAGTGCGACACGACCCCGGGCAGTCCGACCCCGGACAACCCCGCGTCGAAGGTCTTCGACCGGCCGCGTACGTGTGAGTACGACCCGATCACCGTATACGCGGGTGTCACCTGCTCGACCTTCGGCCTGACGTACGCCGAAGGGCAGCAGCGGGCGCTGGAACAGCTGCGGCTGGGTGAGCAGCGGGCGCTGGAACAGTTCTACATGGAACAGGTTCTGTGCGGCTACGCCACCGGCAACGACCTGACACCGGCCGCTGGCGCTCTGTCCGTCCCGGTGGGTGTCGGCGCCCTGGAAGGCTGGCTGGCGGCCAACTACGGCGGCCAGGGCGTCCTGCACGTCCCGGCGGGCGCCGCCGCGCTGCTCGGGCATCATCGCGTCCTGGACTTCGACGGCGACACGTACCGGACGCTGGCGGGCAACTGCGTGGTCATCGGTGCGGGGTACGCGGCGAACGTCGGACCGGCCGATCCGGGCCCCGGCTGTGAAGTCGCCCCCGCCGGTGAAGCGTGGCTGTACATCACCCCGCCGGTCCGCGTCCGCCGGGACACCCCCAGTCTGACGTCCCAGGACGAGCGGCGCACCATCAACACCACGACCAACGACCGCTTCGCGCTGGCGGAAACCACCTTCGTGCCCGAAACGGCCTGCTGCATCGCGGCGGCCGTCCGCGTCACCCTGTGCTGAAAGGATCATGACCCGTGACTTACTCGGTTCTGGTGGAACCGGCCGACGAGCGGCGGCGCGCCTTCGCGCGCTGGTGCCTGGCGCAGGACCCGCCGATCATGACCGCGTCGTCCAGCGGCAGCGAAGTACCCGCTGACCTGTTCGCCACCATCCCGGACGAGCTGTTGGACGGCGCGTACATCGACGGCCACGTGTTCCGCCCGGTGGTCGAAGGGAAGACGCCCCTGGGGAACGGCTACAGCGACGAGCAGCCGCCCGCGCCCGAGAGTGCCACCGCGCCCGCGAAGGCGCCGCAGAAGCGCGCCCAGACCCGTCAGCGGCGCACCACCCGGAAGGGCGATAAGCCCGCGTCTACGGTGGCGCAGACGCGGGCAGAAGCGAAGTGGCAGGTAGAGAACGGGGTCCGGGACTAGTGGACAGCAGCCGGGTGGGTCGGGGCTTCGTCGCAGTCGGCGCCGAACGCCACGCCGCGCCCGCCCTGCTGCACCCGAGCGGCCACGATCTGGCGGCCGATCTCGTACACCGCCTTCCGGTCGGCCGCGTTGTCCGCAGCCGTCCCAAGGTACAGGTGATGGACGTTCAGACAGCGCATGTCCTGGCACCAGTGCAGGACTTCCAGGTCCCCGGTGATCGGCCCGTGGACGGCTTCCCACACCGCACGCGCGGCGGTGGTGCGCTTCCCGCCGCGCGTGGCCTGGGGCGTCAGCAGGCGCCCGGCGCCGTCCGACAGGACGCAGGCGCCCGGTTTCGCTTCCGCACCCTGGCGGATCAGCTCGTCCGTGCGGTCGCGGGACCGCGACTTCAGGGGCGCCAGCTCGGTGCCCCGGTAGAGTTGTGCCAGGTGCGATTTGCACAGCGTGCCCTTCCCGTGGGCTGGGCGTGTGCAGTCAGGTCCGGTGCAGTTCATACACGCCAGTCTACATCATCAGAAGGGGTCGTATCGACATGACCACACCCCCGTTCAACCCGCAGCCCTGTGCGGCTGGCGGCGCCGGTGAAGCCGGGGCGGACGTTGAGAACGTCGTCCTGTGTGATCTTGACGCGGAAGGGAACCTGCTCGGCACCGCGCTGGCGGTGTACGAGTACGACGCGACCGGCGCGCCCGTCGGCGCGCCCACCTTCGTGGACCCCGCCACCGGGAACCCGTACGTCCCCCAGGGGACGCTTCAGGTCTGCCCCGACTCGGCGTGCCTGCCGCCCATGCAGTTCTGCCAGACGTCCACCACGACCGGCCCGGTGCAGCACCCGGGACGCGTCTACGACATCACCCTTCCGATCAACCCCGGCTTCACCGTGGACACGCTTCAGGTGGACGCGACCGCGCACGCGGCCGGTGTCACCTGGGCTGTGGACGACCCGGACGGTGAAGCGTTCCGCCAGGAACTGACCAGCTTCATGGAAGGCCGTCTGCCTGCTGCGGCCACGGTCACCATCACCAACCCGAACGCGGGTGTACAGCAGGTCTGCGGCGCGGCGCAGCCGATGCAAATCCACATCGAGTGTCTGAGGCTGGACCAGGCACCGCCGAACCTGATCGAGCTGGTGTACAACGGCGGTCAGGATCTGATCCAGAACCCCGCGTACAACGAATTCCCCGCGCTCAACCCGCCGGTGTCCCAGGGGAATTACGGCTTCCGCCTGCTGTCGCG